AGTGGTTTAGTATCTTTTGATGATGTGTTTAGAGTTCCTTTTACGGTTAAACTATCAAGATTCCAATTACTTCCTAAACCAATAAAGTAAACTGAAGAATTATCTGCTCCACTTACATATAATTCAGATCCATCATCTTTAAAGTTTATTGCGTTTATATTATCTTCACCACCAACTAGAGTACCCATATTAATTGATTGTGTTGCTGTAGATACCATAGATGATATAGACCAAGGAGTTACTAATTCATGTTTTCTAATGGTATCTGGATTTGTTGTATCCATAATGAATACATATTGACCGTTATCTTGGAATCTAATACTAGATGGACTTACTGTTGTGATACTAGCAACATAAGTCATTGTAGAACTAATATCCCACGCAGTTGCTAATGAATACTCTACAATTTTAAATCCAGAGTCTGTAAGACCACAAAGATACATTGTCTTACCATCTGGTTTAAAGTCAATTCCAGTACAATATGTGAAGTTTATACCACTAAAGTTCATAATCTTGATATTCGCTGTAGTGGCAGTATTCACATCCCAAGCAGTAGATAAGTCATATGAATGAACTTCACCAACTGTATAACCAAGAGAACCATGACAGGTAAACATTTTGTCCCCAGTGGGATTAATATGCATACCTTCAAAACCTATAGTTACTTGATAGGTTGATACTCCAACATATGCTGCATTACCTATAGGATCAGGTGGTGGGTCAATAGTTATTGTTGGTACAAAGTTATATCCATCTCCTGGATTTGATATTAATATTTCTGCTATCTGACCACTATTAGTCGTTCCAACACCAACTGTTGCTGTTAATATACCTGCTACAGTTTCTTTTGGATCACTGAAGGATACGCTAGGTTGGTATGTATATGCTTGTCCAGAGTCAATGATTGTTACTTGTCCAACCTCCATATCATCTGGAGGTACATTTAATGTACATGTTGCTGTTGCAGTTGTTGCTGCACCAGGAGCAGACAAGGTAACTCCTGCAATAGAAGTGTAACCAATACCTTGATTTGTTATTGTTAATGCTGTTACTTTTCCTTCAGCACCACCAACTTGGGCAGTACATTGTGCATAGGTTCCAGGAATTATAGATGGTAGTCTAACATTATTATCCATCTCAATAGCATATTCTGGAGCATTATAAAATCCTTCAGTAACCTTTTTACCTTCAGGAATGATTATAATATTATCTGTGTTTTTATGTTCTACAGTTTCATAGTGGTGTATTCCACCATATAGATTTTCATATGTACCATATTTTTCTAAGCAATATCTATCAAATGCTCGTTGAGTCTTAGGCCACTCTTCAAATACGTTTAGTATATTATTTGCTTGTAAAACTACCCAGTCAAGAGTTGAATCCTTATATATTTTAGCAGCGACTACATCTGGTCTGTCATCTCCACTTATAGTATATTTTTCAAAGTAACTTAAGTTCTCGAAAATATCGGATCTTAATTTACCTCTTTTAAATAGGTTTTTGACAACAACATAATCATCCAGAGTAGTTCCATACTTAGGATCTCTACTGACATATTGTATGTTAGGTACTTTTCTAAAATATGATGGCATGGTTTAAAACCCTATTTCATGGTTTGCTGCAAATTTATCATAATCATCTTGGTATACAGGTTCTAACTCCTTGAAGGAGAGAGACATTACGTATGAGACCATAGTTCCATCTGGGAAGGTCATGTAACTACCTTCTGCTGTGTAATCAACATTGCATGTTTGTAATGCACATGGAGACTTTATTCGGTTCAGTCCTGGATGTTCTGATCCTTTGTGTATATATTCAATTGAGAATACATTTGGAGCCATTAAGAATAATGCAGATTCCTCTCTTATTGGTGTCATATTCTTTTTAAAGAATCTGATAATTTTTTTCACTTCCTTTGCTTCTTCTTTGGATCTTGGTGTCATTCTGAAGTTAAAGGTAAATGCCCTTAATTGTGGTGCTGTAAATAATAATTCTAGGTTTGGATTCATAACACCACCAGTCATTCTTGACATGACGTTGGTTCCAACTGCTTTACCGATCATTGCATTTTTGATCGCTTTTTTCACTTCTTCAGCATTACCAGAGATATCTCTAGTAATATTATCTAATGCACCTGTTAAACCTGCACCACCACCTTCAATAAAACCTTCTCCAGCTTCTGCTCCCATCATTTGCATAGGATTCATTGTATCATCATTCCAACCAACACCAATTGAATCTGTGATACCAGATTGAATTGGTAATGATACAGTTCCACCTATAATTTCTAATTGTCTATCAGTGCCCCATCTACTACCACCACCCGTAAAGGTGCTTCCTGATGTACTGCTATCCATTTCTTTCTTTTCATATTTGATAGCACCAAATCTAATATAATCTTGATCAGTTCTTTTAGCACCGAGAGGATACCTCATATCTTCACTATCTTCTCCTCCTTTACCTGCTATGGAATTAATTTGATCTAATTTTTGAGTATTTTTTAAATTACCACCAGTTAGACCACTAAGAAAACCTTCACCAGTTGTACCATCACTTCTACCAGTTCCATCATCTTTACCACCAGTATTTGCAGCAGATGCGACTGCTTCTGGTTTAAATCTGTTTTCGGTGAATCTAGCTATACCTTCTGATATTGCTTCTGGAGTTGGGTCTTCACCATATTTTGCCTTATATCCTTCTTTAAACGTATCAATAATTTGCTTATCAATATCTTTATTTGCTCTTGAATTCTTATCTTGTAATACTTTATCTAAACCTGGGAAGTTTGTTGTATCTATACCTGACCATTTACCAGCAATACCAATTTCTCCTACTTTATCATTAGGATCAAGAGGTTTAGGTGATCCATCTGCATTTAGTTTTTGATTTATTAGGACACTCCTTTTTGTTACTGGATCAAATTGTAAAACAAGTTTGGCGACAGCAGGTTCATACTTCTGTAATGTCTTACCGTCTCTAACGATAGTACCAGAAGGCTTATTAAATTTTACCTGAATCTGAGGAGATTGAAATACCTCAGATCCATCTACACCTGTTTGTACTGTTGCTTTTTCTTTAGCCATTACCTAAAGTCTGATTCATTTTTACCATATCCTTGATATCTTCGCACACCTCTAAGCATATCTCTAAATGTTTTGTTAGTCTCCTTCCAGACTGAAGCATTTAAAAGTCTCTTTGGTTTACCATCCTTTATAGATACAAATTCTTCTATGGGAAGATTTGCTGCATTTGCCCATTCATTCTTTGCAATATCTAGTAATGGACCTACACCAGTCATATTATATTTAGACACTGAGTTATAAGGTAAATTTAATCTATCATCCATTAGATTTTCTACCACCAATTCTCGCTTCGACGGGTGTATATAATGTAGATTGCATCCTGTAAAACCTCTACCGTCTATTTCTATCACATATACTAAAGGGAATGCATCAAACATTTTTGCATTTTTTACTTTAGTTTCATATTGGAACATCATTAGATGACCTATCTTTGGAGTTTTTCTAAGAAGGTTTTCATCATTACCTTCACGATCCTTCTTTTCATCCATGATGAATTTACGGGGATTGTTTTTGTATGATGTAACTAGACCCATAAATGCTCTTCTATAGAAGAATGGTGATTTACCATCTTCTTCACCCATTTGTTGATTTATTTCTTGGAATAGAGTCATTTTTTATATTTTATCCCTAGTTCGTCTTCTGTTATGACTTTAAATATTAGTCTTCTATCTTTACACCAGTCTTCTGCTGCTCTCCATTTTGCTTTATTGACTTCATATGTTTTTGCTTCGTAGATATATGATTTAGTTACTTTTGATTTTCTTTTGGGTGGAATACACTGTCTTTTGGGTTTTACTTCTATTACATAATCTCTTATTGCACCACCACCTTCTTGTACTTTAATAAGGAAGTCTGGATAATACTTATGAACACGTCTATCTAATGGTGATACGTATGGTATTGAGAATTCTTCACTTGCCCATAGAAGAATGTTCTCATTTGTATCACACCATTGACAGAATTTTTTCTCCCAATTACTTCGACAAACTATATTATTTGGGTTGCCTTTGTATTTACGAGGATTCCGAGGTTTGTATTTACTTTTTATACTCTCGTTCATCTAGTATAAATATGTATTAATAGACTAATTATTAATATTTAGATGGGAAAACAAAACAGACCCATACATCCAGCGACTAGGATGAATACGCTTAAGGATAGGATATTAAATCCTTCCCTATCAGCGTATTACTCTGTTGTATTTCCTATGCCTACTTTTGGTGGATTATCATCAATGTATAATGGTGAACTACTTACTCTAACATGTACTGAAGCAGCATTACCTGGATCTAGCATTGCTACATTTGAACAACAGAATGATTATATGGGTGTCACTGAGAGGCATGCTTATAGGAGAATGTATGATGAGACAATAGATTTTACATTTTTAGTTACTCAAAATAGTGACTACGTTCAAATTAGATTTTTTGATGCGTGGATGAAGTGGATTACTGGGGAAGCAGGTCAAGATTTAAGATCCCCTACGATTGTTAATAGAGCACAGTATCCTAATAATTATCGTACTGATCTGTGGATTGTTAAGTTTGAGAAGGATATGGGTGCAGGATTGACATCATCTAGTAAACTACTAGAATACCGATTTATAGATGCATATCCAAAAGCAGTCAGTTCTTCACCTGTTACTTTTGAAGGTAATTCGCTACTTAAGACCACAGTATCAATGACATATACAAGGTATTTTGTGACAGAACTTAAGAGTCAGGCAGAAGCAGTTTCGAGTAGAGGTACTCGTTCTCCTGGTAATCCAGAGTTTAATAGTTTTAGATCTCTTATCAATAATTCTGAACTTATGGGTGATTTTGGTAAAAAAGTTGGTGATTCATTTACATATCTAAGTGAGCAATTTGGATGAACAAATATTTTATTAATGAAGACTCTGTTTTTGCAGTCAATGAGAAATTAAATGCTAGGGTAGAGAAGGTAGATGATATCTCTATAGTTTATGTTGATGATTTTTATAAGAATCCAGATCAAGTAAGGGATCTTGCTCTGAGGACACCCTCAACAAAGAACCCAAGGATTTGTGGTGGATTGCCAGGTACAAGAATAGATATGAATATGTACTTGGATAATATGTTTCCTGTATGGA